GGAACCCATCGGGGGGCCTTTACGCCTATACTTTGGATATTCTTACAGGCTACCCCCTAGGGTATTCCTAGTAAATTTACTAGAATATTCCCTAGCCCCCCAGTGGTTAACAGGGATTTCTGAGATTTTCTGGGGTCCGTATATATAGTATATAGGTACCCCCCCGTGGTACACGCATAGGGTAGTCATAAAAATTTTTTAGTAAGATTTATGTAGCCCTTTAGGGCTTCCTTAAAATTTTTTTATGGATATTAAGAGAACGTCAGTTCCTTTTTTTTGCTACTTTTTTTAAAAGTAGAAATTTTTTTGATACACGTGTGGAGAGAATTAGCTTAACACCTGATAAACCTAGGGGGGTTGTTGGTTTTTGTACCAATACCCCCCTGTGTTAAGTTAAATGTTAGCTTTATATTTTTGAAGATTGCCTAAAACTAAATCAAATGGTTTCTGATTTATTCTCGGCATATAGTCAGATTTAATTTTAGGAAACTTTGTTTTTTCATAAGTCCTAAAATTGCCTTTGTGCATTGCTCGAACTATCGCAACATAAAGGGTTTCAATTCCCTCACTAGCTTTTGGGTGGTTATTCCCTGCAAGTAGTGAGATTATCTTTTCCCCTGCTTTTACTAATTCATTAACCTCATTAATTAAATAATGATTTGCTGAAGTGTTTTTGCCTTGCTCACTTTTAGCAACATTAGTTATTAAATTAGCTTTACCTAAAACTCCTTTTTCAACATCATTTATTGATTTTAATGACTGACTAAAAGAACTTTCAGTAGCATTCTGCCTATTTTCTTGTTCAACTTTTTTTGGCAAGAAATAAGTTTTAACAATTTCTAAAACTCCGTCTTGACCTCTAAAAGTTTTACTAATTTGTTTTCCCATTTCTGATTTTGCAAATAATCTATTTACAAGATTATATCTGAAAACTTTTAAATTTTCATCTGCTAAATCTTTATAAGAAAACATATTCCAATTCATCAACAACTGAACTGGGTCTGTTTCTTCGTTCAACATTGTATCTAAATTGAAGTGTTTTTCATTAGCAATATAAAACATTACTAATGGTGAAACGTCATTAATCACTCTATACTCATAAGGGTATTTAGTTTGGAAATTTTCCAAAACTTGCCCTAAAGCTGTGATTAAAACTTTATTTGTGAACTTATTAAAGTCCTTTGCAATTAAAGTTTTGTGCGTTCCGTCATCATTAAAAAATATTTTTGAAACTGATTTGTCATTTTCAGTTTCATCAAAATATAATTCAACGGGCATTTTTTTATTTTTAAATAAAGAATAAAAATCTTTACTTAAATAAAGCATTTTGCCATTTGCTTGTTTTTCCCCTTTAGCGATAGTTTTAACATCACTCCAAACTGATTCGCTTGTAGGTTGTGTTTCACGTGAAACATTTTTATCAACCTTGGGTTGTGCTTTTGATATGTTCATTTTTCCTCCTTTGTTAAAATTAAACATATACTATAAGTTGTAATCTACAATAATGGCGAAAGTATGTCAAGCGTGTGTCGAAAAAAAGTTTTTTTCAATCTTTGTGTCCATTTTGGGTTTTCTATTTTTGGTTGAATAATGAGAACATTTGTAGAACATTTACACGTGTGTAAGTGTTCTATATATGTTCTTGTTTTGTTCTTTGCCTTATTTCTGCCACAATTTTGCCAAATTTAAAACACAAAAAAAAATTTGGAAAAAAAAGACTAAGACATTGTATAACGATACGTGTGAAAAAAAATAGGAATAAAAGACTAAGACATTGCTACTATCCCTAGCCGTTAACATTGGGAACTAAAAAGAGGGAAACGACTAGGGTTTTCTCTAGGGGAGAAATTTCTAATTTCTATGGAACATAATTAACTTCAGTAATTTCTCTAACTTGTTTGTAAGTATCAGCATCAGCATTATCTAAATAATTAGTATGCTTTAATAACTGACATAACTTATTCAAGTCATCAACTTCAGATTTTAAAAAAGTAATTAAACTTTTTTGTTTATCCATCTCCCCTTTGTGATTTGCTCTCTGTAAAAGAATAATCTGTTCCTTATCCCTTAAATCAGAAATTAAATTTCCCACTTGTTTTTGGTGGGATTTACTTATTTCTTCAAGTTCTTTGTTTCGTTCTTGAAGTATTCTATATGGCGTTGTTGCCGTCATAATCACTCCTTGTTTGTTTGATTATGTTTAAATATAACATAATAAATTTTTTATGTCAAACGTGCTTGACACCTACATATTATACTGCTAACGTACATATATATAATAACAGAAAGGAGAAAGTTATGTATTTGATATATACTTTAATTATGGGCATACCTTTTTTTATTATAGTTGTTATGCCCTTACTTAAAATGATTACAGGATAATATATGAAACATAATCAATGAAAGCCCTTGTCATTAATTTGACAGGGGCTTTTCTTTTTGTTATATTATACTTCTCAACAAGGAGATATATATATGTCTGAAACACCAAAACCTCAAGTAGATACTACTTGGGAACTCAAATGGAAAAGGACTTGCCGTAGAAAAGCTATCAATATTCTTGCGAGAATAGAAAATGATGGCAAACCTACACAAGAACTTGGATATGAAATAAGGAAATTGCACGAAGCATTTACTTATTGGAACACAGACGTTGCTTCTTGGGAAAAACACAATATGGTTATTCCCATTGACCAACCAATAGTTGGTGGCAACTAAACTAAATACTATGGGCGATATTAATTTGTTGCCCATAGTTTTTTTGTTGAGAGAAAGGTATTATGGAATTAGCAGAAACAGAAATTTTATTATGGCATTTATTTTTTGGTGCGTGTGTTATATTTTATTTGTGGTACATCAATGACTAAAAGATTAATTGTTATAGAATCTAGTAAAATGAATAATCATCAACAACAAACTTTAATCATTGAACTATTGCTTATGGCTAGACAATGGAAAAGAAAAGTTGGTGCTAGTATTAAAATTATAAAAAATAGAAAGGGGGGACTATGAAAAAAGCGTTGATTTTATTGACTTTTTTGACACTTGTAGCTTGTTCAAACAAACAAGTTATGCTTGGTAAAAAGTGTTTAAAAGAAGTTAATGGTGCTGAAACAATCACGACTAAATCGTATGTATGGTTTGTAAATAAAGACCACGATTGGTCAGATGATTTAAGTAAATCTAATTGTAGTTAAGGAGTAAAATGTATAAACTTACTATCATAAAAGAAGATGGTACAGAAACAGAACAAGAGGTTTCTGAAAGACCTAGTTTTCAAAAAGTTTATTCTCTTATCAATACAGATATGATTCAAATAGTTAAAGGTTATGATAAACATAGAGCCAAAAGACCATTTGAAATGTGGATTGATGAAGAAGCTAAAATGAAAAAGAAAACTAAAAAAAATAATAAAGCCACAACAATGTGGTATGATTATCTTCAAAGAACAAATGCAAGTGCATTGTTTGGCGATGTAATACAAGGAGATGTTGCATTAGTAATGACAAAGGATAATGCAATTTGACAAATCAAAAATAATATAGTATATTATAAGGGTAATCAGCGAGAGTTGGTTGCCCTTTTTATTTTGTATGCAATACTCGAGTTAGGGCGAGAGTCCTAAAATTTTCCTATTGATATAATTTAATTAGGTATGGGTGGGCTATGTGGTAGTATCACTAGAAGATAGTTAGCTAACTATGTGTCCACCCTTAATATTAATCAATTTATAAGGAGAAATATGATACAAGCAAATGTAAAGTTTGGCAAAGTTTCTAATTTACTCTATACTTTAATGACACAAACCAAAGCTAAAAAGTTTCGTGCAGGTTTTATAAAGACTGACGGAAGTTATAGAGTTGGCAAGTTTGATTTAAAAAACAGAGAGACTTGGAAACAAGCTGACGGAACTATGTATAAACGTAAGGGTAAGAAAAGAACTACTAAACCTGACGAATACATATTAGCACATGACCTAGATAAACAAAGACCTACTAACATATCTGTTGAAAGATTGTTATGGTTTAGTGTAGGTAAAAAGGTATATAAAATCAATCGTTTAAAAATATCTGATGAGGTAAATGTTGTGATGTTTGAGAAAGTTAAATTTAATCATCTTAAAGATTTATTATCAGCAAAGAAAGTAGTAGGTATCAATGAGTGAATGGTGTCAGAATAAAAAATGTCCAGATAAGAAAAATCAAGGACAGATTCGTGGCAGTAAAGGTGCGAAGTATTATCAATCTAATAAATCTAGTGGCTATTATAAGTATTGGTGTAGTATGGGTTGTCGTGAACAATGGTGGCAAGAACATACAGATACTTGTATGAATGCAGTTGGTTTTATTGGTAAGCAAACATTACCTTTAGATAATGCTTGGTATGTTGAGTATCAATATAATTGGAACTCTGATACACAAGAGAATAATCCATTATATTACTTACGAAATAAAAATCTAGGCATCAAACAACAGATAACACAACAACAAGCACAAACTCAAGAAGATATAGAAAGAGAATGGGATTATCGTACAATAGAAGATACACAAGCAAGAGAACTAGCAGAACAATTAGGTCTAGCAAAAGCTAGTTGACACAATCAAAATAATATAGTATATTATAGATACTACTGACATTACGTTGGTAGTATCTTTTAACCTTACAACAAGGAGGATTTTCTGTATGGAAAAGCAAAAAGATATAAGACTAAATGCTAACAAGCGAACATCTTTGAAAGGAGATTTTCGCAGACATTTAGAAACAATAGATAGTCCTGAGAAAGAGGACTATTATCAAGCACGTGAAAGGTGTGATGTAGTAATACCAGAGACATTTGGTGTTATGAGAAAGGTAGTACAACGCAGGTTTAAACCTGAAGATGTAGCTACATATAGACGACTAAGTAGAGATTATTCAACTGTTGACGCAGTAGGTGTTGATAGTTGTTTCTTTATGAAAGTCATTGATGCACCTAAAGTGGTTGACCAATATAATGATGAGGTAGATAAGTCCAAACATTTTTCGTTTGAATTAGACGGAAAGTATGAGGGCGATTATTCTTCTTCACATTATTATAGTGGAAGTAGCAACTCTGGTAAAAATTTTGCCTATGCTTACTATCGTGATGATATGAAAAAGCGTGGACTAAATCCAGATTGCAACATTGAGAATGACATTAACAATGTTGAAGCAAATAATAGAGGTTATAAAACTAATCCCTATTTGTCTCAATGTAGAAATGACAATCAAGCATTTCTTTCAGGAAAGAGTGATGGTGGTACTAACTACTTTCAATCTTGGAAAGATAAATACCAATTAGATATTATTGGTACTGGTGGTTGTCGTTCTCGTGCTATACCTTGTACTGACTCAGAGTTTGCACAATTCGAGTTATTACATATAGCAAAAGCAAATCTTGTTAAGACTCATACTGCTTGGGTTTCAACAATGCTTACACAAGTGAAACACTTAGAAAGAGGTTTAAAACTTATGACTAAGTTTTCTCAAGTGGAAGAGTTTGCTACAAAATTCAACTGGCAAATCTCACCAGAGATTCTAGTTGATAAGTTTGGTACTGAATTAGTTATATCTATTGACACTTTAGTTGATGAGATAACTAACATTGCTAAACCAAAGCCAGACAGAGCAGAGAAGATTAGAGCAAGAATGCTCTATGAGGCTTCTCAGAGAACTAGTCTGGCATCATAACAGAAAGGTGTGGGTTAGGCGAGAAATCGCCTAGCCTTTTTAGGGTGTATATTATTTATTAGTATAGTTGATAAAAATATAACTTTAGTAGGGCAGATATGAATAAAATATATTTAAGTATCTGTGGCGAATGGTGAATCTTCGGAGTATTTTTAGATGATACTTGTTGCAACAATGGTATGCACCTTAAAAAAGATAACAGAAAAGATAATATGTATAGAATAAAAAAATTAACTAATTGTGGTAATATTGATTTTGACCAAAACCCATATGAAGTTAAATATGGCACACAAACTTTAGTAGATATAAAACATAAAAAACTCTCAAAGTTAAGAGACTTAATAAATACTTATATTAATGAGTATAATTTGGGTAGTGGAAATTTTATACCACCAAAAGTTTATAAAGATAAAAAATATATTGGACATTTTTCTTACAATGGAAGATTTTGGAGAGAAAAATATCCATATCCTCACCTAGAGAGAGAGTATAATTTATAAATATGACTATAGTAGAATTAAGAATATTACAATTATTTGTTGGTCTGTGTGCCATTATGGTAGGTGGACTTATTGCTTATTTTGTGATAAACTATAATATAAAAAAAGAAAAACAACAAAAGGAAAAGGAGAAACCCCCATATGAGATATGATTATAAAGTTACAGATATAACTGAAGATGATAATAATAATAAGGTAGAAACTATGAGTGCTATGTCATTAAAAAAATTACAGAAAAAATTAGACCACAAAAAATTATATAGAGTAGAATATACAAATAAAAAGGGTAATGAGTTAGTCGCCCATATATCAGGAATAGAACCTAAATAGTATATACTACCTGCCCCCGAAGTGCAGGATACTATAGCATATTTTTTTAAAAATGTCAAAGACTAAATATATAAAAAAGATAGGACAGATAGACGCATGAACATATTTCATTTACATAAAGACCCAAAGATATGTGCTGAATATCATTGTGATAAACATGTAGTAAAGATGATATTAGAAACTGCACAGATGTTATCAACTGCATATAGAAAAAAGTTTGATGATGGAGAAGAATTATATAAAACAGCTTTTCCAAAACACCCAATGACTATTTGGGTTGGAGATAGTGGTAATAATTTTTTTTGGACTATACAATTACTAGACCAGTTATTATATCAATACACATTAAGATATAGAAAAGTACACACCACAATAAGAATATCAAATCTATTTCATAAAAAATATAAATTATGGCATGGTTGGAAGACAGAATTTACACGACCACCACAATGTATGCCCGACCAATATAAGCATAAAGATTATATTACTGCATACAAACAATATTATATTGGTGAAAAGAAAAGATTCGCAAAGTATACTGGAGTTGACACGCCAGAGTTTTTATGTTAAAAAGAATATTAAATAAAATAAATATATGGTCACTATATTATAGACAAGAGATTGTCTGGTTTATAGTTGGCTTTATCGTGGGAGCAATATTACTATGAAATTAACAGAAGAAGAAGTAAGACAAGAGTTTAGAAAACACCGTAAAGATAAGGTCTTTGCTAAATGTTGGTCAGCAACGAATGATTCATTCTATGAATGGTGTTCATTGTATTTAGATTATCAACATATAACCAAAAAAAATAAAAAGAAATTAAAAAATACACAATGCACTAATCCATTTTCTAAAGATGAGGAATGGAGTTCTGAGCCCGAATCATTACAAATAGACAAATAATATGAAAACAATTAAAGTATATATTGAGGGTGGTGTCTGTACAGATGTTGTTATCCCTAAAGAGTATCATGATAAACTTAATTATGAAGTTATAGACTATGATCATATAGACGCAGAAAGAGAAGCACAATCAACAAGTAAAATTAAGATTGAGATAAAAAGTGAAGATTAAAGATATAGAAAAAAAGATAGGTACATTATCTAATCCAAGTAAGATGCCCTCGTATGCGTGGGGTATATCTGCAAAAAGATGTATCACTGGTGCTAAATTAGCAAAGATACCTGGTACTATCTGTAATAAATGTTATGCACTTAAAGGACATTACGCATTTAGAAATGTATTTGATGCACACGAGATAAGACGAAAGGCAATAGAGATGCCTGAATGGGTAGATTATATGTCAGAATTATTGACCTTAAAATATAAAAACCTAGATAAATCAAGGCTTTTTCATCGTTGGTTTGACTCTGGAGATTTACAATCTTACTCACATTTAATGAAGATATTTGAAGTATGTGAACTAACACCACATATAAAATATTGGTTAGCCACAAGAGAATATCAATTTATAAAAGATATCAAAGAAGAAGATGTACCAAAGAATTTATGTTTGCGTGTATCTGCAATCAAAGTAGATAGTCCACCACCTAACTTTTGGAAATGGACATCAGGTGTACACAAAGATAAACCTGCAGTAGGTAGAGAATGTCCTGCATACAAACAAGATGGTGAGTGTGGCAGTTGTCGTGCCTGTTGGAGTCGTGAAGTTAAACAAGTAAGTTATAAGGAGCATTGATGATTAGAATAATAGTAATAGTGCTACTACTTACATCTTGTAGTACAAATAAAAACAACATGAATCCTTGGACAACAATAGTAAAACAAATCTTAACAAATGGAGTTAGTAAATGAAACAAAAGATAATACTAGAGATAAGAGAGATAATAAATGATTATCAAAAGTTTATGTCAAAAGATATAGAACAATCATTAAAAAATTTGATTGATTATATTGAAGGACTAGAAGATGAGAGATGATTTAATGGTACAACAACAAGTGGCTAATGATTGGCAACACATGGTTGGTGTCATCTGTTTAAATCAAACAGGAAGAAAAAAAGTTAAAAAACTATTACCAGCTTTCTTTGAAAAGTTTCCTACGGCAAGGCATTTATTAAACTCAGATAGAGAAACTATAGCAGAAATGCTAAAAGATATAGGTATGAAAAACGTAAGAGCACATAGAATATATAGAATGTCTCAAGATTATCTTAACTGGGATGGAAACGATGCTACAAAATTATTTGGTATAGGTAAATATGGTAGCGACAGCTATGAGATATTTTATAAAAATAATATACCTGATAATGTACAGGATAAAGAATTAAGAAAATACATTAAGTCACTTGACAAATAAACAAAAATATGGTAAGGAGAAAATAATGGAACAATCAAAAAAATATAAGATAAGAGTATTTGGACACGGTTATGAAGGTAGTATAATATTATCTTTAGTAGGAGAAGTAGATGCAGATAGAATAAATGATGAAGTAATACATTTATGTGTAGCATCACCAAAAAGTTTTAACTTTCAAAAAGAATCTTTCTATGATAGAAACAGAGTAAGAGTTACATATGAGGAAATAGCTTGAATTATAAACAACAGTTAGCAGTAGTTCAAGGATTATTTATTCCACCTGATACACAGATAAGATTAGATTGTCCATTTTGTAAGAATAAAAATACACTATCAGTAGACACTCAAAACAATAGTATTAATTGGTATTGTTTTCATTCTACTTGTAAGGCAAAAGGTAAACATGATGGAGAAAAAAATATGCAATATGTAAGTAATACTTTTAAAAAGATAGACAAAGACATTTCACAAGAATTTATTTTACATGATAGTTTTAATATAGTATCAAGCAATAAAAATGCACAAATGTATTTACATAAAAATAATTGTTGGGAGGCTTGGTCTTGGGGTAGAGCAGATATTAAATATGATGTTAAACAAGATAGAGTTGTTTTTTTAATTAGAGATAGACATACAGATAAAATTGTTGGTGCAGTAGGAAGAGGCTTAAATAAAAATGTATATCCTAAATGGTTTATGTATGGTAATAAAAATGTTCCTTTTAAATGTGGAGAATGTGATGATGCTGTTATTGTAGAAGATTGTCCTTCTGCTTGTGCAGTATCAAATGTATTAACTGGTATATCCATTATGGGTACAAAACTAAAAGAAGAACACAAGAAACATTTGACACCATATAAAAATTTATATATATGCCTAGACCGAGATGCTACAACAAAAGCATATGATATGGCAAAAGACTTGAGATCTTCAGGGTTTGATAATGTAATAGTTAAACCACTAGAAGATGATTTAAAGTATTATAATACAAACCAAATAGAGGAGATATTTTATGGATAAAAAAATGAAAAAAGAAATATTAGATTCTTGGAATTCATGGAAGTGGGATATATGGGAGTCTAATAGATCTACTTGGAATCAAAGAGACCAAGCCATAGCAGAAACAATAAGTCAAATTTTACTAAAGGAGTTAGATGATAGAGAAACAAATGCTTAGACTAATGCTTAATAAAGCATTCTATACAAAATACAAAGGTACAATATCACCAACTATATTTACAGGAGATATAAGTTCTTTGTTTGATACAATACAGAAAGCACATGCAAAATATTCAAATGATATAAGTGTTGATGAATTATATTCTTTACATACTGCTATATTTAATCCTGCATTAACTCGTGCTGCGAAAGAAAAGTTTAGTGAGTTAGTAGAAGATATAAAAGAAATACAAGAACCTAATAAAGAAATAGCAAAAGATATAATGCGTATACTATCTGATAGGGATTTAGCACAAAGAATTGCAGTAGAGGCTACAGAAATATTTAATGGTAAAGATGCAAACTTTACTGAGATAACAAGTATGATAGAAAATCATAAACAAGGTGATGAGGAAAAAACACCTGCAGTTACTAATAATGTGAAAGAAGTTTTAGGATTACTTGATGTAACTACTAAATGGAAATTTAACATACCTGTATTAAAACAAAATGTAGGTGGTATTGGTGGTGGCAATCTCATGATTGCATTTGCTAGACCTGAGACAGGTAAGACAGCATTTTGGGTTAGCCTATGTGCAGGACCTGAAGGTTTTGCTGAACAAGGTGCAAAGGTTCATGCATTTATAAATGAAGAACCTGCAATAAGAACACAGATGAGAGCTATATCTTGTCATACTGGAATGACTAGAGAAGAGATAGTTGAAGATAAGGATATTGCACAAAATTCTTGGAGTGAGATAAAAGATAATATATCTATGTTTGATACTGTTGATTGGTCTATGGAGGACATAGATGCACATTGTGAAAAACATAAACCTGATATAATAGTTATTGACCAGCTAGATAAAATAAATGTGGTAGGGACATATGCAAGAACAGATGAAAAGTTAAGACAGATATACACAAGTGTAAGAGAGATAGCAAAGAGAAGAGATTGTGCTGTGATTGCTATATCACAAGCATCAGCAGATGCACATAATAGAAATAGTATATCATTTGATATGATGGAAAATTCTAAAACAGGTAAAGCTGCAGAGGCAGATATTATAATAGGTATAGGTAGAAACTCAAACTCTGACACAGAAAATAAAATAAGAACTTTATGTATAAGTAAAAATAAAATAAATGGATATCATGGTGAGCCATCTTGTACAATCAGAAGAAGTATAAGTAGGTATGAAGTATGATTAGTGTAGTAGACGTAGAGACATCTTGGCAAGTTACTGAGACAGGTGGTTATGATCCATCACCTTTTCATCCTGATAATATATTAGTAAGTGTTGGAATAAATGATGAGTATTATTTTACTAATCATTCTGAAAGAATAGACAAAGGTTGTTATGATAAGATACAATCTACTTTAGATAAAACAACTTTATTAGTTGGACATAATATAAAATTTGATTTAATGTGGTTATTAGAGGCAGGATTTAAATATTCTGGTAGAGTATATGATACTATGTTGGGGGAGTATATACTTAATAGAGGTATAAGAAAAAGTTTAACATTAGAAATGTCTTGTAGAAGAAGAAGAATAGGATCTAAAGATAATCGTATAAAAGAATTTACAGATAGGGGTATACCTTTTCAGAATATACCTGCTGATGTTGTTGAAGAATATGGTAGAATAGATGTTGATATAACAAAAAAATTATTTGATTCACAGATGTTAGACTTTAGATTACCTAAAAATAAACATTTATTAATGACAGCAAAGATGATGAATGAATTTTTAATTGTTTTATCTGACATGGAGAGAAATGGTATTAACATAAATCTAGAAGACTTATCTAAAGTAGAAAGAGAATATCGTGCAGAGTTTGCATATTTAAAACAAAAGATAGATAAGATAGTTAATAAACAGATGGGTGATACTAAAATTAATTTATCTAGTCCTGAACAATTATCTTGGTTGATATATAGTGTTAAACCTAAAGATAAAAAACATTGGGCTAAAATATTTAACGTTGGTATTGATAAAGCTACTCGTAAAAATAAAAGACGACCAAATTTTTCTAGATTACAATTTAGAAATTTAGTATCTGAAAATGTAGAAAAAATTTATAAGACAAATGCAGAACAATGTATGACATGCAAAGGTAAAGGTGTTATAAAAAAAATAAAAAAAGATGGTAGCCCATATAAAAATTATTCTAAGTGTGATGCTTGTGATGGAGATGGTTACATATATGTAAGTATGGGAAGAGTAGCTGGTTTTCAGCAGAGACCTAGAAGTGTTTATGATGTAGCTGAGGCTGGATTTAGAACAGACAGAATAACTTTAAGTAAGATAGCTGGTGAGGCTGAAGGCGAGTTTAAAGAATTTATAGATGCTATCGTAAGGCATAATGCAGTTGATACTTACTTAAATACATTTGTTACAGGATTAAAAAACTTTACTAATGAAAAAGGTTTTTTACATCCTAAATTTATGCAAGCAATTACTGCTACAGGAAGATTATCAAGCAGAGATCCTAACTTTCAGAATCAACCAAGAGGTAAGACTTTTCCTATTCGTAAAGTTGTTACATCTAGATTTAAAGATGGTATGATATTAGAGGTAGACTTTGCACAACTAGAGTTTAGAACTGCTGTTTTTCTTGCACAAGATAAACAAGGCATGGAGGATATAAAAAATAAAATAGATGTTCATCAATATACTGCAGATATCATAGGTGTATCAAGACAAGACGCAAAAGCACATACATTTAAACCTTTATATGGTGGTGTTACAGGTACAGAAGATGAGAAAAGATACTACTCTAAATTTTTAGAAAAATATAAGGACATAAAAACTTGGCACGAAAAATTACAAAGTGAAGCTATAAGATTTAAAAGAGTAAAATTACCAACTGGTAGAGAATATTCTTTTCCATATGCAGAAAGAACACCTTGGGGTGGATCTACATATGGGACACAGATAAAAAATTATCCTGTGCAAGGTTTTGCTACTGCGGATATTGTACCATTAGCTTGTATTAATATATATAAACTTATGCAAGAAAAAAATGTTAAAAGTGTATTAATAAATACAGTTCATGATTCTATTATAGCAGATGTTTGCAGTGATGAAAAAGATATTATGAGTAGAATATTTGAAGAAGGAACTTCAAATGTTATAAAATCATTAAAAGAATATTATAACATAGATTTTAATGTGCCACTTGACACGGACATTAAAATAGGTTATGATTGGTTAAATATGCAGGAGGTAAAACAGCATGAAAAAAACAATAGAAGCTCTTGAAACTTTAGATGAGTATGATGATGAAGATTATTCTGCTTATTTAGAATATGTAGAGTTAAAAGACAGATGTGTAATAGAGCCATCAACTCTATACATAGATGAGAACCATGAGTTTTTAAGTACGTTTAAATACTTTGCACATTCTGATGGTTTAGAGGTAAAAGTAATAAAAGGAGATACACGAATATGTTAGAGGATATAATAAAATTTCTTATTGCAACTGCGACATTTAGTGTTATCTTTGCAATGTGGTATATAACTTTAATTGCAATTTTTACTTGACTTTTATACAAAAATGTGGTATAAGGTAATAACTAAAATGGAGGACAAATGTCTGATAATAACTTAGTAAATATAAAAGGAATGTCTGATGAGCAAATCATGCAGGCAATAGGTCAAGATGATGGATCTAATTTAGGAAATAATATTCCTAGATTATCTATTAATCGAACACCTGAAGATGACGATGGTAATCAATTACCTGTCGGTCACTTCACCGCTTATGATTCTAATATAGGTCAGAATGTTTTTGGAAAACCAATTACACTCAGACCATTCATAAGTGCAATGCAGTACATGCATTACGATGCGGATAAGGGAGAGTACGTAAATAGATCTATTATATTTAAAAGCTGGAAAGAAGAAGCTATAGATATTTTAGGTGGTACTAAATGTGGTAAGATACCTTTCAAAGAAAGGTCTAGCCTTACTCCCGAACAGTTAGAACAACAAAGAACTATACGATGTTATAAACTTGTGTATGGTTTATTATCTTTTAAAGATGGTAAAACTGCAAAAGGTGAGGATCATGTCGTAGAGAACTTACCTGTTCTATATAGAGTAACTGGCACAGCTTTTTCACCTGTGACTTCTGCATTAGATCAATTGAAGAAAAGAAAAAAACTTATGTTTAATTGTACTTTTTCTCTTGATACTAAAAGACAAAAGAAAGGTGGAAATGTTTTCTACATACCTGAGATAGGAGTAAATGCTGATGCTAATTTACAATTATCTGATGATGACGTAGAGACATTAAAAGTGTTTCAGGAATCTATAGATACTGAAAATGCAGAAGTTGTAGATCTATACAATTCTGCAAAAACTAAAAAACCAAATGGTTCAGATGGAGTGGATGCTAAAGTCATTGAGGATTTAAATGATGAACTTCCTGAACAAGTCTTAGCTAAATAATGTGTGGACTATACTACTAGATACATATGGAATTAAAAGATATTATAAATAAAGATTTTAAACATAGCTTTAGTTCTATAAATAAATTTAAACATAATCCCAGTGAATGGCTGGTGCACTATGGATTAGGGTTAAGAGTATCTAGTAGTCCAGCTATGGTTAGGGGTAATCTTGCTGAGTTTGGTGCGTATTATAAAATTAAAAAAGGTATGCAACAAAAAGATGATAAGTATTTTGAGAAGTTAATAATACATAAATTTAAAAAAAACAAATTTTTTAGTGATGATAGCGAAATATTTAATGCAATTAATATTGCAAAGAAGTTTGAGGAAAAACTTTATGAAAGACAATTGAGAAATATAGTTAGCTATCAAAAAGAAAAAGTTGAAAAGATAGAAGGTTTAAAATATCCAGTGAGATTATTTACTGATTTTGAATATGATAATATAATAGTAGATTTAAAATCTACTTTAAGAATGCCTACTAAACCTAAGATAGATCATATAAGGCAACAGGCATTATATTCTAAAGTACACAATAAGCCTATAGCTTTATTATATGCTACACCTAAAAAAACTTTATGGTATGATCTTACAGAAGAAGATGTACAAAAAGGTTATGATGAATTACTAAGTGATTTTAAATCATTAGAAAATTATATTGATATGTGTAAAAATAATTTAGAGAATGCTATAAAAATAACACCTCTAAATACTGATCCAAGTCCTTTTTACTGGGATAAGAATATACAACAAGCAGCAACAAAGATTTGGAGAAATGTTAATAAATAGTATTACAGACTTCCTTGTTGGGAGACGAGATTGGTGGAGATTAGTTTGAGGGGTCTAGTCTTCACTAACTCATTATGACATTATATTTTGTAATATATAAAAAAAAGAAAGAAAAGGAATATAAAATGTTTACTAACACTATATTTAGTAATGAAAAAGAGGCAGAGCATTTTGGTAAAAGTAGTATGAAAAGAGGATATGAACATAAAGTTGTAGAGTATAATAAAGAAAACTATAAGAGGTATTGGTATAAATGAAAAATAAAGATAAATTATTGTTATTAAATTCAATAAAAGTTCTTGTAAGTCCTTGGGACAAAGGATTTCAGTGTGGTATAATTATGGATAGTAAAAGTAAAATGACCACAGAAGAGTACGAATTATGTTCTACAATAGCTAGAGGCATGATAAAAATGGCAACTACAGATCCTCATTCTACGTTTCTATGGGGCCTTCGTGGATTTGCTGATGATAAGAAAAAGCAAACAAGAGATCTTACTATTAGTGCAGTATCAGAGTTTGATGATGAATCTAATGTAGTAGATTTCTTGGAATTTTTAAAACAGAAACGTGATAAGGAGTTAAACTAATGGCAACACACGTTGTAATAGGTGACCCTCATTGCACACCTAAAGCAAGCAATGAAAGATTTCTGTGGGCAGGTAGATTAGCCGCAGATGTAAAAGCTACTCATGTAATATGCATGGGTGACTTTTGTAGTATGGATTCTTTATCCTCTTATGATAGAGGTAAAAAATCTTTTGAAGGTAGACGTTATGAGAAAGATATGGATCACTCTCATCAAGCACTAGCTTTATTTAATAAAGGTTTAGGTAAACATAAACCTAGAAAGATAATGATTCATGGTAATCACGAAGATAGAATAGATAGATTTGTAGATGAGAACCCTGAATTAGAAGGTAAGATGTCAATATCAGATTTACAATTTAAAGAATATGGTTGGCAAGAAGTGCCTTTCAAAGAGATAAAAGTAATTAGTGGTATACACTATGTTCATTATTTACCAAATGGCATAATGGGTCGTGCAATATCAGGTGAAAATATTGCTAGATCAATTTTAAATAAACATAAAGTATCTGCTACTGTTGGGCATTGTCATCTATTAGATTATGCTATGGCTACGTTACCTAATGGTAGAAAATTGCAAGCACTATCTGCAGGATGTTATTTGACACACCCTGAGTTTTTTGCTAAAGATACACAACATATGTGGTGGAGTGGTATTATTGTGAAGAGAGAAGTTAATAATGGATCTTATAATATGGAAACTATTGATATGAAAGCTATAAGGAAAGAATATGGAAGAAGATAATTATATATTTGAACAACCTATAGATAATAAAAGAACATATAAATATGAAAAAGATTATAGTCATGATGTTTCATATGAGAACGAGAGAAAGCACGATAATGTTAATTCACCTGCACATTACAAGTATGGTAAAAAAGAAACTATAGATGTAATACAGGATTGTATGACAGATGATGAATATCATGGATATCTAAAAGGTAATGTTTTAAAATATGTTTCTAGATATAAATTTAAAGGAGAGCCATTGCAAGATTTAGAAAAAGCACAATGGTATCTAAATAGATTAATAAAGGAGGTTAAATGACGCACGGTGAAAAAATGGCTTTACTTGGTAAGATAAATATGTTATACGAAGTTGCCTTAGAAATACAAGATAAAATAAATAAATTAACTGAACAATTAAAGGAGGCAGAGCAAAACGATGGGTGCAGTAAAACAAGCAATAATAGAAGTTGAAGATTTTGTATCAGGTTGTTTACGTCAAGGTAGAACGTTAAATCAAACCATACGAGATGCTAGAGGATGTAAAGCAGCAAAAACTAATCCTTATTTTGATGATGAGGATTTAGTAGAAGATAAATACTACCAATTTAAAGGAGTGGAATAATGAGAGAAAAATTTATTGATGCTTTAAAAGCTAAATATGAGGCAGAAATAAAAGTAGCAAAGGCTACCATAGAAGTTTTCTTTGATAAACCTGTAGGTGTTGGAGAACATCCCCAGTTTGTTGAAGAGATAGATAAACAATTAGATATAATTACATGTGCAAGAGATAAGATAAAAACTATTGAAGATGATTATTCTAATAATGATGATGATATACCATTTTAATAGGAGGATAGATGGAAAAGAAAGAAGAAAAACAAGAACAACAAAAACCTACCCCAAGAACTTATATTATAAGTTCTGAACAACTTATGGATATCATGAGATATCTTATGACTAGACCGTATGGTGAAGTAGTAAAACTTATGAATAATATATCTACACTTACACCTACGTCAGGGAGTGGTGCAAATGACGGAAAAAAATAATTTAGATAAATATACTGGAATATTATTTGAGTTAAAAATAGGTCTTAATAAAAATAATGCTATTGTAATTGATTATGGTGGTAAACCTGTAGCTAAAGTTAGAGAGGCATTAAAAGGTTATCCCTATCATGGTAATCTATGTGCTGCTGTAATCAATCATGCTAACTCTGTGGGTAGGAAATTACAAGATGATATTAAACAACTTATACAAAAAGTTTAGATATTACTTATGGCATAACTATATCATGGATAAATTAGAAAGTTATGCTAGTTCACTAAGTAACTGGTTTTGGCGTAAACGTTGGGGTGATAGAAATTTATATCGTCACAAATATTACGACCAAAAAAAAAGACCACCAGACTAAAAAGTCAAGTGGTCTTCGTGTTGCCTGCGTGGGGGAGTCTATTAAGTTAGGCTCTCCCTTTTTTAATAACTCTGATCAGCAAATTTAAAATCTACGTTTTCTTTAAATTTAAAATTTGTACCTTCTTCTTTCATTCTATTTAATTGATTAATAAATACTTTGTTTAATTCTTGTAATGCATCAGCTTTTGTTGCACTAAATTTTCTACCAACTTTATTATTATAAAAATCTGTACTCGTTGCATCCATATACTTAGGAATATTACTTATTTCATTTCTACCTGTAATAACTCCTTTACCAAATTTAAGAGCATCCATACCTTCTTTACCTACACCCATTAGTGCAGCCATTGTAGATCCTCTTTTATTAGCTTCTATTGCAGAAAATGCTGCATGTCTGTATGCATCTAATACACTTGTTAATTTAGGTAAATTAGGATCAGGACTTTTTTGCATGCCTACAAGATTATTATTATCATCTCTTGTAAAATCATATCCCAATTCTTCTAATAAAGTTTGTAATGATGGTGTATTATCAGTTGGTTTTGTTCTATATGCACTGAGATATTCTTTCATACCAAGCATATTATTAGTTTGTCTATATAATTCTTCCATTATTGTAGTCCCTTCATTTGAATATCTATAGGTTTTCTTTTTGGTAATATAGGATTAATTATATCATTTACTCGAGTTCTAAATACTGTATTTAAAAATTGTGTGTAGTCTGATTTTTCTGCATAGCTACCCATAGCATTAAACATTTCTTCTACAGGTTTATCCTCATTTATTGCTTTTCTTACACCCTCATAGGCACTGCCTGTTTTCATTAAATCTATAAAAGCTCTAATGCTATCTTTAGGTGTTTCATATTTTGTTAGTTTAGATCCACCTTTTGTAGGTAAGAAATCATCTTCTTCAGTAGGATGAATACCAAAAAAATTATTAGCTTTTTTAGCAGTAGATGCACCCTCAAATTCCATATTGCCAGTTTCTGCTGTAGCAACTGTTAATATAAATTTGTTAGGAATAGAGTATTCAAAAGAATCTTTAGAATACTCCTCCTTAACTTCTCTTATCTCATTCAGAAAGTTTCTGATTTTTGTATCGTCAGCCATAGCATTATGTATTATAAATATACTAACAATTCCAAGCACGAAGTGCTTTATTAATTCTTGAATTTGGATCATTGGCAGTTTTTGCTGAAGTAAGTTTTTTCTTCATTCCTTTCATACGTGCACAGAAACTAGCTCTACGTTTGTTTCCTACTTTTTTACTAGGTCTTTTTAAATTAGCACCAGTCGTTCTTTTAAAATATTTACGACCTGCCTCATTTAATCCACCTGAGGGGTTTTGATACTTCTTAGCTACCATTATTTTTTCTTAACTGTCATAGCAGCTCTCCTAAAGTTAGCAGCAGTGGGTGCACCTTTTGCACCTTTCTTACGCATCTTACCACCACGCTTTCTTTTGGCATGTATATTAGCATATAAACCTTTACCTGGCATTATGCTTTACCTTTTTTCTTTTTCATTCTTAGCATAGCAAAGTCTTTTTTAGTTAGTTTACCATCTTTGTCCATGTCTAGTTTTGTTCTTTTTCCAGTGACTTTTTTGCCACCTTTCTTTTTCATAGGTCTTCCTCTTTTAGACCCATATGTTCCTGGTCCCATTGGCATAGCTATTACCTCCTGTATTTAGCTGTTTTTTTAGCAATCTTTTTTGGTTGCTTACTATGTTGTTTACCTTTTTTACTATCTCTTCGTTTTGCCCTTGTCGTTGCCGCATACTCCGCAGCACTTAAACTCTTTATTGCTGCAGAAGGCAAATACCTTTCTCCAGTAATGCTCGACTTTTTTCCAGATTTTGTACGCCATTTCTGCTTTCCCCAATCTTTTAAACTTTTTTGACTTTTTGCAAGTGCCATTATTTTTTTCTCCTTTTTCTTATAGCTTCTTTACCCTTTTTAAATATACTAGCTACCTGCGATTTACCCATAACCTTAGCCCGCTGTTCACCAACGGTTAATATTTGTATTTTTCTTGCAAATGGTTTAGATACCTTCTTAACTTTTGCAACAGTCTTACGAGCATCAGTAGGAGTCGCAAACTTAATTCTAACAGTATCTTTAGGATTCTCATCTGTATAAAGTCTCCTACCTGATCCTTTAGGCTTTTTGCCTGTACCTACTTTAGGATCTCTTTTTTTTACCATTTTTAATAGTGCTTTGTAAAGACTTAGCTTGTCCAGCATGTACCTTAGATGCTTTCTTTAAGCCTTTAATTACTTTTTTTATTTTTGCTTTTGCTTTTTTCATGTTTTGTATTTATCTCTCCAATAGTTTTTTCTTTCTAATAATCTAACTTTATATTCTAAACTATCTATACCTAAAAGTTTTTTAATAAAAGTTATCATTACTTATAACCCCCACCAGCTGCCTTATATTTTTTGGCTAACATCTGGGCTTTTCTCGCTGACCATTGTCCAGGTTTTCCACCCTTTGAACTAGCCATAATCTGATTAAACATTCGTTTTCTCATACCAGGTTTTGTGTAGTTGCCTGCCTTATTTACTGTGCTTTTTTTCTTCGCCATCTTTCATCTCCTTATATTCATAATCATAACTGCCTTCTTCGTTTTCATCAGTTATCCATTTTGATGTATCTTCCACAGACCATATTCTAGTATTAACTAATCTATGTATGAGAGGTTTGCTAGGGTCGGCTGCCATAGAAGGATCAAAGATCCTTAGCCTATTGTTGGGTTGAATTGCATAGTTGCCATCATCTAATTCTATCACATGCCCACACTTGTGTTGATCTGGTTTTTCTGC